TTCTACATCCTAAACTTTCCTAAATTTTTTAAGAAAGTCACGGGAAGGAATTTGGTCAAGCCTTTTAGCTGCTCTTTCTGTATGTCATTCTGGATCAGCTTGTTTTTTCTAATCTTAAAAACGGATTTGCTAGAAGCGATATTTATATCTAGTATAGTACCCTTCATCTATCTGTATGTGGAGGATCATTTCACTAATAAATTTGAACTATGACACCTGAAGATCACGAACTATTCAAGAAGCACTTTGAACTCTATGAGTGCTATAAGAAACACGCTTTCATCCGGAACTATTCCAAGGATGTCTATGCGGATCTGATTCACCTATACACTACCTATGTAAACCCGAAGCATAATTTTAGCCATTGGTGTAGTAGCTGCCGGGCAGAACTAGTCAACTACCTATATGGGTGGTACACGAATGAGGAAAATACAACTTGGTACAGAAAGCAGCAGGAAGAGGAAGCAGCAGAGGCTTTGCAGGAGGTAGAGGTAGCATTCACTACAGAAGCACCTGTGATTGAAAACAAGCCTATCAAGAGAAGAAGAAAACCAACCAAATAAACAAATGGACAACAAACCAAAAATCAGACTAGGCAACGGAAAGAAAAGAAGCGGATCATGGCTCACGGCTGCGATCTGCTTATCCGATGCTGAGGCACATTCCTACACCTACAATGGGAAGAAGTATGTCAACCTAAATATCAATATCTACGATCAGCCGAATGAGTACGGGAAGGATGTAGCTATTACCTTAAACGATTACAAAAAGGAAGAAAATAGTAACCCAAAGGTTAACAAGATGCCTACTGCTCCTGCACCTTACCAAGCCGAAGAATACGATCTACCATTTTAAAAAACACAAACCATGTCAAACTTTCAATTGAATTTCAACAGTCCTAAAAAAGTGATCAGCATAACCCTAGATCATGAAGAAGGAATCTTTCAACTAGCGTACTTGTTTAAGAAGTTGCTAGATGATGCAGGGATCGAAAACAAACTAGAGGAAAAAGAAGTAGAAGAACCTGAAGTAGTAGCAAACGAAAAACTAGATTAAATTTTTCCAAAACTCCACACTATGAAAAAGCCTGAGACATCTGTGATAGAGAAAGCCATTGTTAAGGCATTTGGTAACCTATCAGCAGCTTCAAAATCATTAGGGGTAGATAGACATACTATTTACAAATGGATTGAAGAGGATAGCTTAGAACAGGCTGTAATCGAAGGAAGGAATTCTAGGCTTGATTTTGTAGAAGGAAAACTAGATCAGAAGATAGATAGCGGTGATACTACTGCTATCATCTTTTTTCTAAAAACCCAAGGAAAGTCCAGAGGCTATGTAGAAAGGCAGGAGTTGACCGGTGCAGACGGCAAGAAACTATTCGAGGTGAAGATCGTGGATGATAGTATCTAGCATCAAAACAAATAAGGTATTCCGTCACCTTGAAAGTAGCAAAAGCAAGATAGTAGTACAGCAAGGTGGCACTAGATCGGGGAAGACCTACAATATCCTTCTTTGGATTATTTTTTCATACTGCGAAAAGAACACGGGGAAGATCATCACGATCTGCCGAAAGACATACCCTGCTTTGAGGGGTACTGTCATGCGTGACTTCCTAACCATTCTCAAGGATCATGAAATCTACTCAGAAGATGACCACTCGAAGACAGCATCTGAATACAAGCTAAACGGCAACACCATTGAATTCATCTCCCTTGATATGCCTCAGAAGATCAGGGGTAGAAAGCGAGATCTGCTTTTTGCAAATGAGGCAAACGAATTGACCTTTGAAGATTGGCAGCAGCTACTATTTAGAACCAATGAGAAGGTGATCATTGACTTCAACCCTTCGGAAGAATTTCATTGGATCTATGATCAGGTGCTACCTAGAAAGGATGTAGAGTTCTATCAAACTACCTACAAGGACAACCCATTTTTAGGGGCTGAGATCAAGGCAGAAATTGAAAGGCTCAAGGAGATAGATGAAAACTATTGGAGGGTCTACGGGCTAGGAGAAAGGGGTCAAAGCAGATCCCTAGTATATACCTTTAGTACTACCAAGCAAATTCCAAAGGAGGCGAAGCTAGTAGCCTATGGTTTGGACTTTGGATTCTCAAATGATCCTACTGCCTTGGTAAGGACTTACATCCTAGATGATGCCATGTATGTAGATGAATTGATCTATCGTACCGGGATGACCAACCAAGACATAGCCAAAGAGATGCAAACCCTAGGACTTGAAAAGCAGAATGAAATATTTGCCGATTCAGCCGAACCTAAAAGCATTGAAGAGATTTACCGGATGGGATGGAATGTGAAGCCCGTGGTGAAGGGTGCTATCAATCTAGGGATAGACATCATCCGCAGATACAACCTTTATGCAACGGAGGGAAGTTATAACTTGATCAAGGAACTCCGGAACTACAAGTACATCGAAGATAAGAATGGGCAGATGACCAATAAGCCCGTGGATAATTTCAATCACGCATTGGATGCTCTTAGGTATTCGGTGGTGAATAAGATCTCGAATAGCCATCTAGGGAAGTACTCTTTCAGATAGATACATCAAACCAAAAAAATATATTTAGAACTATGTGGGATAAATTGACTGTCGGGCAATTCATTAGCCTGTACGATATCGAGGCAAACGCTAACCTGAACATAATCGAGAAGCAGCAGAAGATGCTTGCAATCGTGGAGGGAAATGATGAAGAGTACTATGATGATTTCAAGTACAGGGATCTGATGCACGAGTACGCTGAGAAGTTGGCTTTCTTTGATAACATTCCAGAAACCAAACCTGTAGACTATTTGCAGGTAGGTGAGAATAGGTATAAATTCTGCTTTGAACTACACGAGATCACGGCAGGGCAGTACATTGACATCCTAGCTTTTAGTGGGGAGATCATGCAGTTGAATAAGATTGCTGCCTGTTTCTTTCTTCCAATGCAAGGAGACAAGTATCAAGGCTATGGGGTAGTTCCTCATGATGTGGTAGCGGATGATTTGCTAGGGGCAAAATTCATAGAAGTATATAGCTGTATGCTTTTTTTTTGTCAATTATTCAGCGAATTAATAAGCAGTACCATAACCTTCTCAATGGAGAATCAAAAGATGGCGGAGAAAGTAGTCCGTTTATGGCAAGGTGGGGGTGGGTATTTAGCACTAAACAAGTTGCAGACTTCCAGAACATAACAGTAAACGAAGGCTACGAATTGAGGGTGATCGAGTACCTAAACACCCTAGCATATTTAAAGGACTTAAATAAGGATAAAGAAGCGCAGTACAAGAAATGGCAGTTGCAACAAAAGCTAAAGTAGATGGTCTTTTCAATGTAGGAGGCACTAAGTTAACAGGCGGTCAATTCGTTTTGAAGGCTGAAGATATACTATTGCAAAACATTGAAAGTGCTTTACTTCGGTTAGGTTTTAACTTAGCGGATAAACTTGAGGCAAATGCTCCAATGGATAGCGGAGGTCTCAAAAAATCTTTTGGTAGTCCTAATATCATTCAAACTAATTACGGATATAGAGTAGAGATTCCAACTCTTTCGGATTACTATGATTTCATTGACAAAGGAGTCAAGGGTGTAAAGCATAGTATTAAGAATAAAAAAGTATATCCAAATTCTGATGGTAAATACTATCAATTTAAAAACTATTATATGCCTCCAAAAGCCTTGCAACAATTGGAAGGATGGATGCGGAGAAAGAACATGGAGATTGAAGCTACAAATTTAATCGAGGGAAGACAGGTGCTTCCTCAGATATCAGGTAGCGTTAAAAAATTCGCTTACTTTCTAAAGAAGTACGGAATAGAAGGAACTAACTTCATTCAAAAATCTGTAGATGAAGCTACACCTCAATTTAATGTTGACATCAGAACCATTGGAAGTGATTCACTAATTTTAAGAATAAGCAAATGATAACCCTAGTAGAACCTAGCATTGACATCCTTCCTGCATTTAACAGGATCAACTATACGATCAGCAGCACTAACTCAGAAGAGGTAGGCTTCAAGTATGTAGTGAAAGTCTACAATTCAGATGATGAATTGGTAACTACTGCCTACTATGACAGCCCGGCTGATCCTTCCGAACCGGTCGAGTTTGATGTCTCCAAATATGTCTCTGTAGATTTTAGCTACAGCAAAGGGTTCTATGAGACTGCTACTTCTTCATCTTCTACCAATGCGATCAAGGCATATTACCTGAAGTGCTATGAGTACTATGAGGTAGGTGGTGAGTTCGTGATTGTTTTAGCTAGTGAGGTAGTGAGTGAAACTAAGTACGCTTTTGCAGGGGCTTTCCCTTTGCTTGAGTTGAAGAATTGGTACGCAGATGTGAATAAATACATTGGTGCAGGAACTTCAAACATTTACAAACCTTTATCGGATTGGACTACAATAAAAATGAGAGATACTGACTCTCAAATTTTTGGTTTTATTAATACAGGATTTATTCTAGATTTTAGGCTTGTAGTAAATTATGCAAATAATACTAGTCAAAATTATACTATTACCCCATCTTCCGTATCAACTCCTAGCATTACCTATGTAAGGATAACTCCTATTAATTATGGATCAAATGTTGTTTCAATTTATGTATCTGTAAGATGGAGCAATAACGGAGGGATAATTACTAGGCAGAATGAATTTGCTAATATCTTCATCCAAGGATGCGGAAAATACGATCCGATGCGGATAGCCTACCTGAACAAGTACGGGGCTTATGACTTCTTCAACTTTGATCTAGTGAATAAGACTACATTCCAGATCGAGAAGAAAGGCTATGAAAGAAATTACAATGGGGATATTTATGAGGCTAATGGGATCGTGGTCAAGAATGTGAACCCGGTATATTTCACAAAGGAAACGCAAAATTGGAGAATCATTTCGGACTATTTGAATGATACCCAAGCCGAACTAATCAGGCAGCTATACTCTTCCCCATTGGTGTATTTGAACTTGGTGAATGATAACTATATAACACCTTCTTGGATTCCTGTAAAGCCAAACGCTACCACCTATGAGGTGAAGAAAACGGCTTCGGATAAGTTATTCAATCTTGAACTAGATGTAGAATTCCAACTTCTAAACAATAGACAAGTTATATGAGTGCTAGACTATTTGTAGAAGGGATCGAAGCGGATACCCTTGGGGATATAGATGTAGACTTCACCTTTTCGGTTTCGGACATTAGCGATATCGAAAGGAGAAATACTTCCTATTCCAAGACTATCACCCTACCAAGCACGGCAAAGAATCAGCAGCTATTCGGGAACATCTTTGATATTTCGGTCAATAATGATTTCTATGAAGAAGATGCTAACATAGGGGTGAACTTCAACCCGGCAAAGCAGGCACAGGCTCAAATCTTCCTAGATAATGTCAAGATATTTGACGGGGTTCTAAGAATGATGAAGATCAACTCTTTGGAAGGGGATATCATCTATGAGGTGAATGTATTCGGTAGGCTACGGGACATCCTTCACGAACTAGGGGATAAGACTCTAGCGGATCTAAATTTTGCAGACTATGACCACACTTGGAATAGAACCAATATAGAAGATTCTTGGGATAGAACCGAATGGGTAGACGGGGAAGATAACTATGTCTATCCTTTGGTGGATTACGGATATTCAATACTAGATGTCAGTGATAATCCAATATTTCCAATAAAGAACTTCAAGCCTGCTGTTTTTATCAGCGAGATTCTGAAGCGGATTTTTGCAGAAGCCAACTTTCAAGTGACAGCACCTTTCTTCAGTAGCTTCTATTTTAGAAAGCTGCTTTTGATCACGGCAGAAAAAACAATCACACGGGAAAGCACTACCCTACTAAATCAGAATCCTAACCTATTCCTAGATGAAGTAACCACAGAGGCTGACTTTTCGCATCTTCTAGTCTTTAGCAATGTGGAGGCTTCAGGATTTACAATCAGTAACGGAGGCACTAGATTCACTTGGACAAAGGCTCAATCTTTAAACACGGGATTAAACCTAAATTTAAAGATAGCTTTTGAAGCCTTACAGGGTTACACAGATAATGTCTGGACTATCTCTGTTCTAAAGAACGGATCTGAAATCT